CCATAACCTGAGATTTAACTCCATCAATGATGGATGCACGATTGACGTATACGTATAACCCACTACCAACAACGGCAACAGATACAGCAGTAGACGCAAGAGCAAGTACATTAATTATTTTTTGCATAATAATTATTCGAGTGATTTATTTATAAAAGATTGTTTATAAGCACCATAATAATCTACAACACCAGCACTTATAACATATTTCTCTACCCATTCATCAGCACATTCATAGATTGCCCTATTATTATTCTCATGACCATATTTTTTCATGAGAATTCTGAGTACTTCTTGCCTCAGTTTCAATTTTGCTTCATCCATTATCTTTCCAAGTAGGAGGGTTAGATTTACAGTAATGATTAAACATTATCCTCATCTCATCATAACCTAAACCACAGTTAGTTGCTGCTCTAGGAAGATTCCATTTGGCAGTAAACAAATTGTCTAATGATTCTTGTGTTTCAGTTCTCATTCATCTCACGCAGCTTCTCTTCTAATTTGATACGTCTTTTAACTGACTTAGCATAAAGAATATCCTCTTTAGTATACCAGTCAGGATGTTTCTTTGCAAGTTTTAATAATTTTTTTGCTGCCTTCTTGTCCTTCATTAATTACTCTAAGTTTTCCTCCTGTTCTGTGAGTATAACACAATCAGATTCTGGAGTAGCAACACAGAGGAGAGACCATCCCTCTTCTAGTTGATCATCATCTAAAAATGTTTGCTCATCATTATTTACACTACCTTCTATTACTTTTCCTAAACATGCTGAACATGCTCCTGCTCTGCATGATGATGGTAAATCTAAACCTTCCTCTTCTGCTTGATCTAATATAGGAGTATCATCAGGACAATCAAATGTAGTTTCTGTACCGTCTGGTGATTGAAGTGTAATTGTATACGATGCCATGTAAATTATGCAACCGTATTATTTAATCATCCATCATGTACGACATCATAGTCATGAACATAGTTGTTGTCATTATAACACCAACCACAGTCATGAATACCATTTGATATATTTCAGTAAAGTTAATCATATCAACCCCAAAGATCCTGCGGTAACTCCTACCACCACAAAGAATCCAAACTCCAACAGGCCATGAGCACCTGCAGGGGTGTTGATTAATATGTTATTGAAGAACGAGAGATCCGACATTTGTATATGCTACGAGGGCTAAAACCCCAACGAAAAGTAATTGTTGCATTTGACTAGGTAAAAATACTCTAACAGTATTATATAGGTATTTCTACCTTACTGTCAAGAATATTATGACACCTAGTACACCGACCATAGCTAAACGACCATTCCATCGTTCAGCAAATTTCCAGTAATGGTGAGACCAATCAATCATGATGGTGATGGAGCATATGCTGGTTCCATTTGTCCAACCCTAATGCCTTTACCACCATCATCATCGTCATCATCATTAAAGGTACGAAGAATTAATTCAACTAGTACTAAAGCAGCCATGGGATAAAAGATCCAAATGACTGCTGTTAGTGGTGATATAGTGTCTGTTGCGGCTGATAAGTCGCCCATTTGTTTTGATATTACAATAAGTTACGAGTAATTATTTAGTTTTGTAAACTTTTAAACTATACCAGGAATGAGTTGCCCTGTAAAGGAGTAACTAGCAAAGGCAGCGACGCAGCCAAAGATAGCAGCAATACCATTCCACCTTTCAGCGATGGAGAAGTCAACATTTTGCTCTGTAGTTTTTGCATTGTTCTTTGACATTAGTAGATACCTGGAATAATTTGACCATTTGCAAGATAAGATGCACTCAATAGAATGAATCCCAACATTGCTGCACGTCCTTGTGCTCTTAGGAAGATGTTATTTTGATTTTTCATTAGAAGATACCTGGAATGATTTGTCCTGTTGTAGCGTATGCTCCGAAGGCTGCAACGAATCCAATCATTGCCATCCAACCGTTAAACTTTTCTGCTTCTGGTGTCATTGTTTTAAAACTCCTTTCGTTTGATTATAGGGGTAGAAAGTGACCAGCACATGCTGGTGGTGTAAGAGACCTTTTTATCTAAAAGATTCCTGGTATAACTGCTCCGAATAGGATGTAGTTATGTACTAGTGCGAAGAAACCAATCATGGCAAGGCGACCGTTAAGTTGCTCTGCATGTGGTCCATATCCTTGATAGTCCTCAACATACTGCATAGGTGGTTCAGAAGCAAACATGTTCTGCTTACCATATTCAGTAGTTGTGTAACGATCCATTTTGGATGTTGAACTTGTCATTCGTTCATTAAGAAACGTAACAATATTATATATAAAAGATTAAGTTTTGTCAAATAACTTTACATTAGGGGTATCCGAACCCTGAAAAGGGGTGCTTATGACCCCTATAATGTTAACTTATGTAAGAAAATTATAATTAAGAACCATCCTATTAGAATTTAATCTAGGACAAGTTGATGCATGGTATATTTCTCCTGGAAATAATACACACCTACCTTTTTTAGGTTCAACCTTTTCTATAATTTCCTCTCCATCATATAAACAAGTAGGACCATCACTATCCTTTATATAATAGATCATCACATAATGTTTCATATCTGGTAGATCTATATGCTTCTCATGAACCTTAGTATTATTTTGATTTCTTACAAACATCCCTGCTCGTATACGATATAATTCTTTTACTTCACAACAACTGTTATATTCATACAATCCTTCAAATAGTATAGGTAATACTAAATCAAAATATGGACTCTTTTCATTATTCTCATATATGATATGAGTCAATCCTGAATTAGGATCATCTGATGTGGAAATTTCTGGAGTAAAAAACCAAGGAAATTTTTGGTTAAAAAAAATATCTTGGATATAATTTTGATATCCTGTGGATATTATATCATCCAAAATTGTGATCTTCATTTACCTATACGGTCAACTGCAGCACGAGACTTGTTAAGAATGTCACCTCTTAAAGGAACATACCCTAACACAGATGCTTTCTCCTGATAGTTCTCAGAGAGTAGTGTTGATAGAGTTGTCTTTATGGCTTCAGTCTTACTACCATTACCAGTTTCATAAGCAAGTACCCATGTAAGCGTAGCAATGGGGTAAGCACCTTCTGCTGCAGGGTTAGGGTCTGTCCCTGCGAGGTTCTCATCGAGTGTAATACCATTGAGTGCCAAAGAACCCGACTCAACTGATGGTGTAACATAGTCGCCATTCTTATTCTGAAGGGCAGCAGCAACAATTTCACCCTTAATGTAGGACTGATTAACATAACCAATAGCACCTAATGTAGTTCTAATATTACCAGCAACACCTGCGTTGCCTTTGTTGCCTATGCCCACAGGCCAAGCAACTGATTTACCCACACCTAACTTCCACTTCTTACTGAATGCTTGCATAGAGTTTGTGAAAGCAGCAGTAGTTCCTGAACCATCAGAACGATACACCCAAGTCATTGCTTGGTCTTCACATCCTACCTGTGACCAGTTGTTTATCTCACCAATAGCAACCTGTACTGCTTGCTCTTGTGTAAGTTTTAAATCACAACCAGGCATATTATAACCGAAAGCAATCGTGCCTCCTGTCATAGGTATCTGAACTAATCCTCTCTTTGCTTTGTTTATATCACTCTGTGCCATAGGATCATCGGATGCTCCGAAGTCCACTGTTTGATCTAGGAATGCTTTTCTACCTGAACCACTACCAACTGCTTGATAGTTTACTCTGTGTCCTCCTTCTTTTGCGAAGTCGGCAAACCATCTTTGGTATATCTTAGATGGGAATGATGCACCAGCACTTGAGAGTCTTGTTCGTGCTTCTGCACAACCAGCAGCACCAAGTACTGCAAAAGCAGCAGCACCTGCTACTACTATGTTTAAACCAATAAGCCTTTTCATTAGGATCCGCTTAGGGCAATTTATATATGGGGTCTTAACCGTATCTTAAGATACAGTATGATTATTATAACATAAAAAAAGACCCCTGCAAAGCAGAGGTCTTGTAAGTTCCGATTGTAGAGACCGCACGAACGATGTCTCAATCGTATTTATTTAAGATCAGAATGTGAACTTAGCACCAAGCTTACCACCGAAGTTGATGATGTCATCACCAGTAGAATCTTCATCAGAGATTCCAGATACTTCAGCATAAACTGCTAGATCTTCGTTGATTCCTACAGAAGCACCAACCTTACCAGAGAACTGAGTCTCAGTGTCATCAGCAGCTTCGCTATGAACGAATGCTGGACCACCTTGGATATAATATGCGATCTTTCCTTCAGAAGCAGTACCTTCAAAACCGATAGCAACGTCAGTTGTAGCACCTGTGTAGTCTCCATCAGGATATGATGCGTTAGCTTCTACATTCACATAAGGACCAGCAAAAGCGGCTGAAGAAAGTAGAAAAGGAGCAGCAGCTGCAGCTGCTAATGTTGATTTAATTGACATGATTGTTTTTAAGTGTCTCGCAAGAAAAAAACCCTTGCGGATGATAGCACCCCCGACATGGGGTACTGTTTGCATCTACGCAGGGGTACGATCTTTTCGAGTCCTTTGTATGATTTATTTATCATAACATAAGTTTACATTATGTGTCAAGGTTCGGTTATTGCGATTGTTGTCTTCTAAAGATATGATCATTAAATGCTCCACCATCGAATTGAAACCAACCAGTAACAATATACTTAGTGGACATGGGAGGATTACCCCTATGCATATGAGTAAACCCACCAGGCCAAATTAAGGTAGTTCCTTTTTTAGGTTTAAACTTAGTTTGTTGATAAAAAAATTCAGTTTCTCCACCTTCTTCTACATCATTAAGATAAACCATCCATGCTAAAGCTCTATTATAAACATCCCAAGTAGTATTCTCAGTATGCCAAGTATGATAACCCTCCATTGGTTCTGTTTTTTGCATTAATGAAGAGGATGATATAAAAGTAGATTCTGTAAAAAATGAAGAACATTCCACTTCATTATACTCCATCAACTTACCACCAACAAAATTCATAAGATTTTTTGCCATATCTGGATAAGCAGTTTCCAAATAAACTTGAGTATCCTTTCGTTGAGAAGCTTTTCTTTCTAAACGAAAAACATGTTGATTATTAAAAGCATTTATTAATGCATCACATAAATCATCAGGAACTGATTTTGGATATTCTCCAATAAAATCTTTCATTAACGCTTAACCTGTGCCCAATCCATATCAAATAGATATAAACCTTTATCTGTAAGAACATGATTATACATCTTCTCAAAAACTGCTGGTGGTAATGTTACGACATGAGCACCTGAAGCAAATGAATCAGAAACACTCTTCACATCACGAATAGATGCTGATAAGATTTCTGTCTTATGAACATTCTGAATAGTATAGATGTCAGAGATCTGTTCTATGAGTTCTATACCATTAAAAGAATTATCATCAACTCTTCCTACAAAGGGTGAAACATACTTAGCACCAGACTTAGCAGCAAGGATTGCCTGTGCTGCGGAGAAGATCAAGGTAACATTAACATTAACAAGATCTCTAGATAGTTCTCTACAAACTCTTAACCCATCTGGTGTACATGGAACTTTAATAGTACATGCCTTACCGAACTTACGAGAAAGACGAGTTCCTTCTTCAAACATTACGTTGAAGTCACCTACAACTTCCATACTAATATCATTGATACCATAATCAATGAGTTGCTGATAAACCTCTTCAGGATCTCTACCACTCTTTCTAATTAAAGTTGGATTGGTAGTAACACCATCAATGATACCTGTAGTATATGCCTTTTCAATAGCATCAGTATCAGCAGTGTCTAAAAAGATTTTCATTATGCGTCAGTAGGAGGATATGCTGGTGGTTCGTTTAAAGTTTCTGGTTCTGTAGGTGCTTCTGGTTGAGCAGTTTCTTCAATCTGAGTAAGATACTCAATAACACCCTGAACCTTAAGAATCAACTCTCTCTTTGTAGAGATTTGACCTTGAAGTTCTTGAACTTCACTTAAAAGTGTTTGCTGTTGTTGCCGAGCAGACTCTAAATGTTGTGAATGTAGCGGTTGATCTGTCATCTTTTATACTAAAAATTTTATTATATATTATAGCATACTATTAGTATTTGTGTATCAAATTAGCATTTGCTAAATAAAGCTACGTAAGAAATACTCAGGGTATGAAAAGATTTCTACCTATTGTGATGTTATTGA